GACCCATATTCAGCAAATAGTGTTGCAAAACAATATTTCGTTTGTGGTTATAAAGGCACAAGCCCTTATGACGCTGGTCTGTTCTATTGCCCATATGTTCCACTACAAATGGTGAGAGCAGTTGGACAAGACAGTTTCCAACCAAAAATCGGTTTCAAAACTAGGTATGGCTTAATTGCTAACCCATTTGCTGAAGCTGGTTCTGGTGACGCTGCTGTTCAAACAGGCGCTGGAAATGCAAACGCTAACAGATACTATCGTAGAGTACAGGTTGCTAACTTAATGTAATCTTAACTTCTTACGAAGTGTTTATGAAAGGGGAACTTCGGTTCCCCTTTTTTTATTTGGATAAATAATTATACCGAAAGGTGCCATTGAACATGGCTGAAAAGTTCTCCTAAACATATAAAATAGGAGAAAACTATGAAAGTAAAACAAAAAATATTTGCATGGAGAAACGGCAAAGAGGCTAAAAATCCATGGAGAGTTGGTAAAGATATACAATGCACATATAGAGGTGTTAATTATATCGTAAAATAGGGTTATAAATGACAACAACAAGTGCCTTTGGTAGGCAACCCACAAAATTAGACTACGCTTCACCTACGCAATTTAAATTTAGTATTGTTAAATTGCCGAAGGTGGAGTTTTTTGTGTCTAATGTAAATATACCTGGTATAACATTAGGTTCTGGTACACAGAAGACACCATTATTAGATATGCCATATCCTGGTGATAAACTAACTTATGGCGATTTAAATATGACATTCTTAGTAGATGAAAACTTAGAAAACTACCGTGAGATACATGGTTGGTTAGTAGGTCTAGGATTTCCAAAAGACCATACTGAGTTTAAAAATTTAGCAGAAGCTGGTAATGATAGATTTCCAGGTTCATCAGCTCAAATATCTGAGGAACCAGGTTTGGGTGGTAAATATCAACCTGCAAAAGAGGGTGGTATATATTCAGACGCCACATTAACTGTATTAACAAATAAAAATAATCCAGTTACCGAAGTAAGATTTAGAGATATTTTTCCTACAACACTAAGTGGTCTTTCATATGACCAACAAGCAGGTGATGTAGCATATCTATCTTGTGATATTACTTTTGCATACAAATATTATGAGTTTGCCGATAGTGGAGCTTCATCTACATCCGTTACAACCTCTTAGGAACATTGACATATAATACAAAAACTGATATAATACTTTATTATGACATTGGAAGAATTACAACAACAGGCCGATAAGGACCTGAAAATAAATGACGCTGAGTTGGATTTAGAATCTCTAAAAACACCACAGTTACACAACAAATATTTAAAACATTTAAACAATTTTAAGTTATTATTAACACGAGCTAAGACTGATGTTAATATAATGAAAAAGGTTAAATGGGAATACTACACAGGAAAAGCAAGTCCTGAAATCTACAAACAAAAACCATTTGATTTAAAAATACTTAAACAAGATATAGATAAGTATCTAGAATCAGATGAAGACCTAATTAAACTCACACAAAAAGTAGAATACCTACAAACAGTTGTTGACTTTTTAGAATCAACAGTACGCCAAATATCAAATAGAAGTTTTGCTATTAAAAATGCTATTGAGTGGAAAAAGTTTACTTCTGGTGCTATCTAATGTATACTGATATTAATCAATGTTATCATGTTATCCAAGGTGCCGTGGAAGATAAGATGATAGATAAGATTATTAATCAAGGTGAAAGTGTAAAATTAGCAGAAGGTAAACTAGACAATCAAGGCATTACACCAGCAAGAAAGTCTAAGGTTTCATTTATTAAAAATAAAAGAATAGAAAATCTTATGAGTTTTTATGTTATGCAAGCCAACAGAGATAAAGAATGGATGTATTATATTACAGATATAGAGGACTTTCAATACACAGTATATAACAAAGGTGATTACTATAATTGGCATATTGATAAAGGTCAGATATATCCTAATCGTAGAGAAAGAAAAATCTCTTTTTCTTTAATACTAAATGATGATTACAAAGGTGGTCAGTTAGAGTTTGGTATGACTACACCTAAAGATGTCAAAGATGATTATGTTGTCTTAGATTTAAAAAAAGGTGATATGGTAGTCTTTACAAGTTTTTTATGGCATAGAGTAAATCCAGTTATAGAAGGCATTAGAAAATCACTTGTAGGTTGGATTGTAGGTCCTTGTTTTAAATGAGAACATTAATATTAGAAAAGAAAAATGATGTACATTTATCAGTTGACGCTGATGAAGATGTGCGCCGTGATTTAGGTGAATACTTTACCTTTAATGTGCCTGGCTTTAAGTTTATGCCACAATATCGCAATCGTGTATGGGATGGCAAGATAAGACTATTTTCATATGCAACAGGTCAAATATACACAGGTCTATATCCTTACATACTCAATTGGTGTAATGAAAACAATGTATCAGTAGTAGATAAAACAGATATAAAAGACGCTGATGTAGATGATAAAAAAATAGACCAGTTTATAGAAGCTCTAAAAATTCCTTTTACTGTTAGAGATTATCAAAAAGAAGCCTTTGCTTATAGTCTTAGAAAACATAGATGTTTATTACTATCTCCAACGGCGTCCGGAAAATCTCTAATAATTTATCTGATGGTTCGGTTTAATCTGTTAAGACTATCTGAAAAAAACAACAAAATTTTAATTGTTGTTCCGACCACTTCTTTGGTTGAACAATTATATAAAGATTTTAAAGACTATGGGTATAATAGTTCTGCTCATGTTCATAGAATATATCAAGGTCATGAAAAACACTCTGATAAAAGAGTTTATATTAGTACATGGCAATCAATCTATAAAATGCCTAAAAAATGGTTTGAAGAATTTGGTTGTGTAATAGGTGATGAAGCACACTTATTTAAAGCAGTATCATTAACTAAAATACTTACAAAACTAGAAAACTGTAAGTATCGTATAGGTTTAACAGGTACTTTAGATGATAGTAAAACACACAAACTTGTATTAGAGGGTTTATTTGGCGCTGTTAATAGAGTTACATCTACTAAAACATTACAAGAAAACAAACAGTTAGCTGATTTAAAAATATTTTGTTTAGTATTAGAACATGACAATATGTCTAGAGATTTTTTAAAGGATAAATCCTATCAAGAAGAAATGGACTTTCTTGTGTCTAACGAATTGAGAAACAAATATATTCGCAATTTGTGTCTATCCCTTCAAGGAAACACCTTATGTTTATTTCAATATGTAGAAAAACATGGTGCTATTTTAAAAAAACTAATAGAGGACAAAAATGAAACAAAGAAAGTATTTTTCGTGTATGGAGGAGTGGACACCGAAGAAAGAGAAAGAATTAGAGCCATTACCGAAAAGAGTGATAATAGTATTATTATCGCTAGTTATGGCACCTTTTCTACTGGTATTAATATTAGGAATTTACACAATATTGTATTCAGTTCTCCTAGTAAAAGTCGTATACGAAACTTGCAAAGCATTGGTCGTGGGCTCAGATTGAAAGATAACAATTCAAATGCGACCTTATATGATATATCTGATGATTTAACATATCAAGGTAAGGAAAACTATACCTTATCACACTTCAAGGAAAGGATAAATATTTACAATGAAGAAGGCTTTGATTACGAAGTTCACCAAGTGGAGTTAAGAAATGGAAACAAAGATAATAAAACTAGTTAATGGTGATGATGTAGTTTGTACAATACCGTCTGAACAAGATACTAAATCTAAATGGTTAAGTATCGTTAAACCTATGCAAATAAAATATGTTCCTAAACTAACAATGACAGGCATAACGGATTATGTTGCTCTTGTTAAGTGGACAGCATATTCGCCTGATGAACAGGTAAGCATACCAAAGGATAAGATAATGACTATAACGGCAGCTGGCGATTCTTTAAATAGAAGTTATACAATTTTAGCAAAAGATTTTCATTTACAAGAAGTTCAAGAAGAACAGAAAACAGAAAATCCTTTTGACGTAGGCTATGAAGGTGACGGGAGAGTATTAAAGCCCGGAGCAACCTACGGAACAGGAAAGTTTGA